ATTTGTAAGATTTACGGTATAATCCGTTGTTACTGTTTTTGTCACTCCGCCGACTTTTACAACATCAACGGAATCTATATTAGTTTCAAGTAGTTGATATACTGTAGCATCGTTATTGCCGCTGAATTTCTGAGTTTTCTGCCCTGTTAGATAGTTGATACTCTCTAAGAGCGTTCCTCCGCCTGTTGGGGGGCTTGCTGTGGCCACTGTAGGAGTATAGCCTACTACAAGAAGAATATTGCCTGTGCCTGTCCATTTGTAATAATTGTTTCCGTCAAGAATATAGACTGAGTTATTATTGGCAAATATCGTTGTGGGGCAAGCGTTGGCTATTGCTCCCAAGTCAGTATTGGCATGGGTCGTTAGGTTATGCTCGTATAAATGACCGTTGCATGAAAAAATAAAATGCGGTATGCCTGATAATTCCCCATACCACATTCCATTAATTTTATGATTTCCTAGTGACGCAAACAACTTAGCATATCCAAACATTTTTGACAATTTATTATCATCTGTCACAATCCAATTTGAGCTCTCGGAAGCTTCGCCTAATTGCAGGAGTGTTTCTGTTTCTGACTTGTTTACTCCTAAGAATTTATCGATAGTTACTGGGTTTACCTGAGACATTTAATCACCACCCATAAACATCTGTGATTTCTTCATCACCAGAAGGCATTTCGATTAATGAGTCCTTTTTCAATTCATTAAACTTGCTCCTACAACGTGCGGCTAATTCATCGTTCATATCAGACATTGCGAAATATTCAGCAAGATAATACGCACCTGCGATTGACACAATTTCGTCAACTTCAAGTTCTTGTGCTAAGTCGGTTATTTTTGCAGGAATAGGAATATAAAGCATTTTTGCTGTGCCTGTTTTAGTGAAATATAGATAAATGTTGCTCATGCCGAATCTTTTATATTTGATTGAATTAATCTGAGAATCGCTATCTTCAAAGATAATTTCCTTAATAGATTTCAAATTGGCAGGCAAAACAAACTTCGTCCACTTGTTCAGATTCTCTGCATCCGTGTTTTCGTATTCTTCGGTATTGTATAACTTCCCTGTTCGTGCCATTTCCTTTTGAAACATATCCAATAGCCGAGGGGCTTTGTGTCGATATTCTTTTGTTTGGTTTGGGTCAACTGTGCCGGAATTAGACAATTCATCCATGATAACGATTGACATATCATAGATTTCTTGTGCGGTATAGCTCATATTATCACCTCTTTTTATGGATACGACAATGGGTAACATACGCCATTTTGTCGGTGCTTTCAAAGTCACATTTTTTGCACTTGTATATTTTTTCGTCTATAGGTTTTTCTTGCTCTTGCGGCTTTACAGGCTCTTCTATGGGCTTTAGAAATGGTTTATTTTTTCTTATCCATTCAATCAGCTTTGGGTCGTCCGTCTCAAATTCGCCGTTGTTGTCAAAGGTAAACATATTCTTTAATTTCTCGTAGTCAACGATATATACATTGGGTTCATACTTATATTTCATTTAATTACCTCCATCAAAAATAAAGGGGAGGGCAAGCCTCCCCACTATTCTACGGCAGTTTGATTACGCCGATTTTCACGTTGGATACGGTGCCACTATTGGTGACAGCCACCCCAATAGTTACTTCGCTTGCGGAGTTTTTGAACCTTACGGATTCAAGCGGGCCCACCGTAGCGGTGTCACCTTTTGCGACAATAACCGCTAGATCACCTAAAGCGTTGCCTAAAAAGTCACCTTTTGATACAGTGACTGTCGCCGTCTGCCCAGCAACGGTATTTGCGTTTTCAACAAGCAATACAATCCTTTCATCCGGCTTATCGCCAAAATCTATGGTCTGTGAAGCTGTTGCGTTGTTCAACGTAACCGCAGATACGTCATTTCTCTTACTATATGATGCAGTTATAGCCATATATAATCACTCTCCCTTTTTTAATTATGATTCAGCGCCAGTCTTAATCTTGAAGCATATAGCCTCTTTCGGGACTATTAGCTTCGCACCGCAGAGGAATAAGCCCCTGTGGATGTCGCCAAAACGCTTCGGATGTCTGATTGATTCGCTTTGATTGATCTGTTCAGCGTAAGCTACAGCCTTATTTGTTCTGACGATGCAGTATGAGGTTGAGCCTACCGTTGTACCGCTTGTTACGATGTTGTTGGACACATAAATATCCAGTCCCCACATTGTCTTTACAAGTCCGGTTTTCAGTACATCGCTGTTGTCAGTGTCTTTGATAATCTTCGCAAGTACAAACTTTGCGTAAACATCCGGCGAAATTTCAAGGTACTTCGTTTCCCTTTCCGGCACATTGGCAAGCCTCATAGCTTTGTCAGCTGCAGCAAGCAACGTCAAGCAATTTGCGGAAGTGAATGAATTAGCAAATGTTACGTCCTGCACCATGTCAGAGTACAGCTTGTAAACAAAACTGTCGGCATAGTCTGAAATTTTATATGCAGCATTACGCATGGTGGACTTTTCAAAGGCACTTGCCTTGTCCATTTGCTTTTTGTCGACATCATCAAGATAATACTGGAATGCTTGTGATTCCGTAATATCAAGATACTGTGCTGCATCGTCTATGATTTCAGGGTCGGACATATCGGTGTTCCTGGTGTATCCAAACAAGCTGACTTCACCAGGGGTTAGGATTTTAACCCTATCTCCTTTTGATTTAATATCCATTTTGTTATCGTAAAGGCTTTTTATCCTCTACTTCTTATGGTTTCCCATAAGTTCAGCATATCTTTTCACCTTTGCGGTGTCGGGGCCTCGTGGGGATATTATTTCAATCCCTATGCGTTGCGGCTGGCTTTCGCCTTCACCTCTGATTAGCATTTTACAGCCTTCCAGGTTTTTTCCCCGATTTAAAGAGGGCAATATTAAAGTTCACCCTCATATTCGCGGTTGCAATGCTTTACGGCTATTGCCGCCTTTTCCCTATCTTCCAATAGCTTCGCATGAGCTATCTCCGGAATAAAATTATAAGGCATATTCTTTCATCTCCTTTTCATAATTAAAGAAAGCACCTTACCAATGCTTTCTTGATTCATCAAGTGTGGATAGATTTTTCTGTACCCACTTCATATCATGTTTGTTAGCTTCAAAATCTTCTTTCGATATAAACCCTCCTGTCTTGCCGCTTGTTTTTGCTGAACCTGTTGAAGTTGCCGCGTTTTTGTTATTAGCCTGCTCAATCTGTTGCTGCGTTTGGTACTTTGCCATTTCACCTTTTAGGTGTTGATTTTCGTATCTCATATAAGCCTCAGTCAAGCTTCTGCCTTCCTTGTGTTCCTTCCATACTTCTACAGGAATATCTTCCGGCTTCACATCAGGATAGGCTTCGAGAAAATCGGTGTACTGTTTGTGTTCAGCTTCCTTTTCCTCTCTAGCTTTCTTTTCAGCAAGTGTTTCTTCTCTAAACCGTTTGCTTTCCACAAGCTCATTCAGCAATTCTTCAGGAACATTTGAATACTGTTGCTTGATTCTGTTTTCAAGTTCCTGTTCCTGTAGGGCTTGCTTGTATTCAGCTTCGGTCTTGATTGGTTTGCCGTGCCATTCGTAGCCTTGTTCGGCTATCCATGAATCACGGGCTTGCTGTGCGGCTTCTTGTCTGGCTCGCTCAACGGCTTTGTCGTAGTTCATGCCTTTTTGTATGTGCTGTACCGCTTCTTCATAAGGCAATTCAAGTTCTTGGTGATTGTACTTGACCTTAATTCTTTGCGGTTCTGGTGTCGGCTCCGTCCCGCCTCCGTCTGGTGCCGGTGTCGGTTCTGTTGTCGGTTCTGGCGTTGGCGTAGGTTCCCCACCGCCTAAATTAACTCCATCGTCTGCGTCCAGATATGGTTGTCTGAACATATTGAAAAACTTCATGTGTGATCTCTCCTTTCGCTATGGTTGGCGAATTTTTTATATAGAAAAAGCGGCTTCATAGCCGCCATTTTCAACGTATTTGTTTAGTTCTGATTCCCGGTACAAATGAATTGCCGGATAGTGCGTGTCAAGGTATACCCCATAATCTCTCGCTACAGAACGTATACAGAAGCCTCTATCTTCCCCCCACAGCGATAAATTGTATAATGGGTTATAGTTTACTCCCGATTCAATTACGCTACGGTGAATGAGTATACAAGCCCCTGTGCCACCAACAAGGTATACGCCCGGCTGTTTCCATAGATCATAGCTCCCCTCATAAGAGGATGCTTGGTCAATGTCCCATGCGTTCGGTAGAGGCTCGCTGTCCGGCTGCCATTTCGTCCAGAACACTTCTGCAACAATAGACTTGTCTGCCATCAGTAACGATACAAGCGTTTTTGGATGTAATATCAAATCACTGTCAACTAACATAAAGTAGTCATAACCGCCCTCTACTGTCCGTTTCAATAGTTCGTTTTTGAGGTAGGTTACAATCTTTAAGTTTTCTTCTTTCCAATAATGCGTTTGCTCGTCCTTGTCGTATTGGTCGTTGCTTGTTGCAAGTGCGTATTCCTCCGGTTTCAAATGCTTCGCAAGTTCCGGGCTGTTGTGCAAATAAAAAAACCTGTCGATTTGACAAGGCTTTTCAAGGTTATCAAGGCTTTTGAGGTACTCCCGGAATACTCCCTCACTTTGCCTCACGGGTGCGCCTATTAAGATTTTCAAGGTTCAAACCTCCTTAACACCGGATTCGGGTCAAGTATGCTCTCGTATTGTGCCACGCTCCCGCTCTTGCCCTCCGCGTCTGCCTCCATATATCGCTTATACTTGGCTTGTCTGTCTGCTTCTCTAGCCCAGCCCCAATGCTGAATAGCAAGCCCGGTCTGCCCTATCACATCGCAAGCATTAAGCGGGAATCTGCCACAGTGTAAGGGTGTTTCCCGCCAGATATATTCCTTCGCCGGGTCATAACGCACACACATAATACAATCACGGGCGTGAGCGTTCCATAGGTCATCATCCCGGTAATGGGTTTCATCCCACATATCATAGAGATTGAAAGCAAGTCCTTCGCAGTCGTACTGCTCCGCAAGTTTGATTTTATCCGGCAGTTTTTCTATTTGCGGGATGGTTTCATCAGCATCAAGGCAAAGAATCCATGTATTCTCGTCTGCTTGCTTGGTTGCCAGTTCCCAAAGCCTTTTACGCTGTTTGAGTTCATCCGTCCCCCAATAGCTTTGTATGCTCGGAAATACTTCTGCTCCGTATTCCTTGCATATCTCCGGGGTGTTGTCGGTACTGCAATCATCAAAGACTATTATCTTGTCGCACACCTTCGCCATCTGCTCAAGCACTCGCTCAAGGTAGCGGCCTGCCTCATTTCTGACCAGCATGCATCCAATTAACATAATGTGCCTCCCTTACTTCATAACTCCCTACATGACCGCATATCAGGTTGGTATCGCAGAATATTTTATATCCTGCATCTGTCGCCCTTTTGCAGAATGACAAATCTTCGCCTATTGCTGTCGGTGTAAACCACGGTTGCGGTACTTTTTCAAATACTTCCCTCTTAATTAAAGTACACGCCATGCCTACTCCTGCAACTTCAATCAAGCTCTTTGGATAGTCAAGGTAAAATTCCATATCGTTCTTGAATATGCACGGCTCGTAGTTCGGAACTCTGCGGAAAGCCAATGCAGAAACAATAGGCTTATCGTGCTGTATCAGTTTGATAAGCATATCCGCAGGAGGAACCATATCTGAATCAAGAAATAATAAATAATCGCAGTCCGATTCAAGGAAATGTTTCGCCGCCTGTTCTCTTGCTTCGTATACAAGGCTGTGACCTCTTAATTCATATTCAATGCCTATTCCGCTTTTCATAGTAGTTGCTAACATTAACGGATAAGAATTGACAAATTGATAAGGGAACATTCCAGTATGGGGTATCTCAATTA